TAAGGCACGGCTCTGCAAAAGCTTGATCGTCGGTTCAAATCCGTCTACCGCCTTCCGTAACCTGATTTAACAGGAATTAACCGAATGAAAAGCCCGTAAAGTCGGGCTTTTTTGATTTTCCGTCAGGTTAAATTAGGCTAACTTTAAAAATATTTTGGGGCGAATTTGGGGCAAATTTATCTTGAATTAATTGAGAAGAAATTTTTTGAAAAAAATCAAAAAACTTTATCAAATCACTTGACATTGTATATCGTTTGATATATAATAGATAATGTAAGGAGGTTGGCAAACCTTACAAATAAAGTAGGAGGTAAAGATATGCGGGCCAAGCATAGGAAAAAACCACTAAAGCTAAAATTCAAGTTCTCCGTCAAGATAAACTTAGTAATCATTAGCTTTGAGTGGCAAATCGAAATCGGGGAGTAATCCTCCCCGCCCCGTTTGGGGGCTTATATAAAAAGTATATCAAAAAAAGACATGAAAGTAAATCTAAAAATCACCAAACACTCTTTTGACTGGAAAGCATTTATTATATGGCTGATTGTGTTTGCAATTGTCTTATATTTCATTACAAAATAGGAGATTCATCATGAAAGCAGATAGTGAAAAGATAGAATGGCTCATTAAGAATTGCAGTCAATATGAAATATCAAAAGCAACCGGTGTAGCACAAGCTAACCTATCACATTTAAAAGCCGGCACACGAAAAATTGAAAATCTCAGTTTAAAGGTTGCTAGTAAGTTAACGGAATATGCAGAAGAATTAAAAAAAGATAACAGCAATAGCTGACAGCTTTTTGGTTGCTTCCTCAATTTCCATCAGAACGGACATTTTTTAAAATAGCCTTTTTAATGGAAATTCTCGAATCATAAAAACCTTGATATTATCAATTTTGTTGATATTAACAAAATTGATCTTCTGTTATATTTTGAGCAAACAAAAAAGCCTAGTTTGAGTGCTAGGCTTATTTCTTATTATTCAAATCTTTCTCATCTTTTATAGAACTGCCTATATAAACGCCAACCAAAGTGCCAACTGTACTTAGCAAAAGTATAAATCCTTGAACATTCTTATCCTTTGAAATAAGATAGATTCCGCCTAAAACAGAAATTATCCCCAAAACACCGCCAAAAATGACACCCAAAATTGAGTCTCTATTGTTAGCACTAACCATCTTACTCTCTAAATCAATTCTATGTTCTAATTGTTTTTCTGCCATAGTCATAATTCGATCAGCTCCATTTGGAATGACATTATCAAATTCTTTTAACAATGAAGGGGGAGGGATAGGACCTTCATAACTCACGCTTTCAGAGACTAATGTTTTAGTTATGGATTCTCGAACTTTTTCAGGTTGGTTTTCTATGATTTCTAACACTTGAGTTTCTGAAAGATCTTTTGTTTTATTTGATTTAGACTTGGTTTTCTTGCTTGAATTTGTCATATGCACCCCAAATATCTTTACCAATCATAGTCCAGTCATTCAAAATAGCTTTTTTGTCGGCTTCGTCCCCTGATTTAGATGTGATATAAATTTTTTTATTACACTTGGAACCAATATCAACGACTCGGGCCATTCCTGATACAAAACTATTTTTTGTCATTAAAAAATTTGTTTGTTGGTTCATACTCGTTCCTCCTTGTCAAGTAGTATAAAAAACACATAGTTAGATACATCTATTACCTATGTATTTTCAGTATACAATAGTCTTAAATTCAATACAAACATTTTTGTCATCTTGTGTGGAGTGCATCTCCAACGGGATACTTCTGTTAACGAGCGCGTCCCTCCGCCCCCTCATTGCCATAAAAGCGTTGAGTTTAACGACTATTGAGGTCGGAACATAGAAAAGAGGTGGTTTTTCACCGATTATGTTCAATATCATTATTTCACATTATGTTAAATTCGTCAAGAAAAACGTAATAATATTATTATGTAAAAGTGTTTCAAATCGCTTTATATTGCTATTTGAAGCAACAAAAAAATCCCTACCAGCCGTTAAGCTAGTAGGGATTTTAGGGTACATTATACCTTTTTTATTTTATAAATTAACCATAAAGCAAATGATTAACATCCCAAACCGACAGCCAAATTTGTCCACTTGCAGCAAGGGTGACGTGTCGCCAATAGTAGCTACCAGAGCCATAAGCTCCTGGACCATCAGAAACGACTTTGTCTGGATTGATGACGAAGTAGCTACCTACTTTTGTCTCTTGGTCGCTAATCACATTGCCGTTTGCGTCTGTGATGTCAATGTCCGCAACATCAATCCCGTTATCCGTCCAGTCAAAGTCAATTGGGCAGAGATCATCACACTTGACTTGCCAAATTCCATTGACGAATTGCAAATCATTTACTTGATAGATCTTCAATTTGTTACTTGTTTGTGACTGAGCTGGTGCAGCTTGTGCCTGTGCATTTAAGCGGTAAACTGTTTCTCGAGGCTGCCCGTTGATTTCCCAGATTTGATTGTAGTCATTTTCGGTCACACCGTCGTACCCATAATTACAGTGGATCATTGTAGACGGACCAGTCATAATCACAACATGTCCAAACGCACCTAGCGAACTTGACATATCACGAGGTCCCCAGATAACCACATCACCTCTCTGGGCTTCAAAAGAGCCGTCTACGCCATCGTAAACGCAATTGTACCCAATTGTAGGTAAATTGCTCTTAAGTGTCTCTGTGTTGTTATTAAGGCTCAATCCGACTGCTTTACTAACTGCAGAGCTACAATCATACTCGATTCGTCCGTCTCGGTCTGCGTCATTTCCATAACGGTCGCCCATATCATAGTAAACAGGGGTAGCAGCCAAGTTGCGCATTTCTGCAATACTAGATTCAATACTCATATCTATTCCCCTTCCGTTTCTGCCTTGTGTGGTTCTTCATATCCTAAAGCACGCTTTGAGTCGCTAAACCCTGCTGTGGTAGGATCGTTGATAATCCCAATCAAAACTAGTAATGCGAATAGCACGTTGATAAATACTAAAATCTTATCAATCATAACTCCAAAATCTAGTTTAATTCCAAAGATATCTGCTCCTGCTTGTAACAGTAGAGCGATAGCTGGTACAAGAGCCAGCCAGAAGTTTTTATTTCTTAAACGTACAGTCCAGTTAATTTTATTCATATCTTTACCTCTAATCTTTTATTTTTAACGTTTGATATTCTTGATACAAACGTGTGATGTAGCCATTACCGCCTAAATTGCGATAGTTTTTATACATTCTGGTGATGATGCTAAACTCTTCGCCACTAGTATAGCCACGTTCTAAAGCGTGTTTGATGTCTATTTCTAGCCGTCGATACATAACCCCTAAATGCGATTCTGTGTGTAATTCCAGCTTATCATTGGCATCATCTATTTTTTGATTATTATCATCACCCGTCCGTTTGATATGTTCAATACTCTTTTTCATATCGCTCATTTCGCTCGAAATCTGTCTAAACTGGCTTTTATTCAGATTTCCTGATTTTGCAGCGCGATAACCAAACCAACCAGTAGCCATAACGCCTATTGTCGGCGCTAAATGGTCAATAATTAAAATTAAATCCACATTCTGTCGCTCCTATTTCTCTTTTTTCTCGGATTCTAACTCTTGAATAATAGCGTCCTCTACTTCGTAGATTTTATTTTGAAACTCAGTTTCTTGCTTGCGAATTTCGCGACGATTAGTAGCGTATAATTCTGCGTTATTTATCCACTCGCTGATAGTGGAGATGCCCTTTTCGTTAATATCAGCTGTAATTGATTTGACGACAGTATCGTCAACTTTGATGTTACCCACAAGTTTAGTTGTTTTTACAATTTCTAATGTCATGATTATGCTCCTTTTTCGTCATCGGCTGGTTGCGTTTGTTCTTCAAGCAGAGCTTCCAGCTCATCCACTCGTACTTGAAGGTCGGCTTTTTCCTGAGCTAGTTTTTGACTAGCTTGCTCAGCTTCAGTCAGCTGAATAGCCAATAAGTTCTTTGTCGTTGACTCGTTGGTCAACTGAGTTGTCAGTTCGTTGATAGTCAAGCGTAAAGCTTGATTGAGTTGTTCTAATTCCATTTTTCCCTCCGTTTAATATTCTTTGACAACGGAATTATTCTTAACAATCCGTATTCTGGAATTTGAAATTCTTATATAGCTGTTTTCTGTTCCTATTTTTACTTCATCTCGATTTGCTTCTATCAATGGTGCATCAAAGTTTGAATTAGTTCCATAGCTTAATCTAAAAACCCCTGGAGTGGCCATTCGGATGTTTATTCCTCCAGTTGCGTTAGGGGAAATTGCTGCCTTATAACCGAACATTGAAAAAAATAATCCTCCAGGACTCCGATTGGTAAATCCTACTCTATTCGTTTCGTTCCCGAAGGATAATTCTTCGCCGTTAATCGTTAAATTTGAGTATTGTGATTCCCAAGCAGTTTGTACAAACTTAGCTACATCACCAACTAAGTTTTTGACATCCAAGTTTAAAATTTTGACTTTACTAGCATCTAAATTCCCAGCGGTTATTAGATTCGCATTTAATACTCCTGTTTTAATGCTTGTAGCTGATAGATCCACGGATTGAACTTGTGCAATAAAAGCTTGTTTAGCGAATAACTGTTTTAAATAAGCCTCGTTAGAGGTCAATTTATTAAAAAACGCTTGATCAACTACCAGCTTATCCGCTGTCACAGCTCCTGAAGCGAGTATTTGCGTAGTGACAGAGCCAGATTCAAAGTTTGCGGTTTTTAGCTTATCAATCATAGCGGATTTAATGACTGCGTTATCAATCAAGGTCTGACCTGTTATATGCGTCAAGCGTCCGTCTAGTCGATTGACACCATTTGCACCCAGATTTAAGCCGGAAATCAAATCACCAGCAGAATTGATATTCTTCACTGCCCACGAACCTGCGAGTTGAGCCTGTACTGTTTTCAAACCTTCGTTTTTTGAAACTTCGACTTGAAACAGCGAGTTGCTCATTACCATTTTAGAAACCTTACTTGCAACATCACTTTCAGATGAACCAATGATTCGCTCATAGAGTTTTGTTGTCTCTTGCACTTTCTGGAAGTCCGTTTGATTGGCTTTGTTGTTGAGTTGGCTCGTAATTGTCGCAAAACGACCGTCTACGCCTTGCTTGTACTCTGCGAGCTTGGTGTTGGTATCTTCCGGTGCCGGGCTCCAGTCTGATGGAATGCTGCCAAGTTCCAATTTAAACTTGATTTCATCTTTGTTCAATGCCCTTTTATCCAGTGAGATAGCAATATACTTTGCGGCTGCTGGTACTTGCAAAAGCTGTTTAAAATACCCATTGAACCAAAATGTACTATAACCATTTGCCAAAGGTTTCTTCGATTCATCAAAATACTGGATTCCCGTCCAGTTCTTTTTCTCAATCGCTTTTATTTCCCAAACTTGCAAATAATAATTAGAACTTTTAATTTCAATCAAATTCGAGTAGATGTATGCAGGATCCTGTTTCAAAGCATTTTGATAATAACCACCCTCGTTTAAATTTGCATAAGCTAGTAAGTTGTTTCCGCCAATTACCAGCTCCTCAAAACGCCTCGCAATCCCTCGTACGTCTTCTGTGTGTTGAGATTTCGCAACATAGCTTTCAGATACTTGTTTGCGCAGCGCTTCTGTACTGCGGGCTGTTTCTGTACGAGTGTACTGCTCTAGCTGCTCTCTGCGTTTGCCATCATCTGCCACATAAGACTTAACGGCAGTCATGTCTGTTTTGAGACCTTCAGCAGTTTTTTCGAAAGCTGCACGGGCTGCAGTGATTTGCTCGTCTGTATCTTCTGGTGCCGGACTCCAATCGGTCTTAATCGTCCCTCGTTCGACCTTAACTTCCCATACTTTTTTCCGAGCGTCCTTATGATAGGTGTTGACTCGCAAGTGATAAGTTCCAGTCGGTTTGTTCCATATAAAAATCGTACCTGTCGTGCCAGTATCCGGCCCTGAAACTATTTGTGTTACTGTCCACGACTTATTCAAAAACCAGAGAATGACATTATCACTTTCTGTCAATGACTGGTGATTATTAGAGAATATACCGTCAGTTTTACCACTGATAATATATTGCTTGCCTTCTTCAAGATATATTTCAGATGCATAGAATACTTGCCAATTATCAAAATTTGATGGATTTCTATCAGGTTTAAATTCTCCCTTTGAACCTTTTAGTAAATTCCGCCCGCCAACACTAATTTGGCTTATCTCCTCTCGGATCCCGTCTGCGGTCTGCTTGACCTCTGTTTTGCTAGCTTTATCAGTCATTTGCTGGGTAATCCGAGCGAGATTTTGCTCGTTGGATTGCTCATAGGTTGTCTGTTGCGTGCGGATAGCACCAACATCTTTCTTGACTTGGTCAATCTGAGAATTAACCTGCGATTGAGCTTGTGTAGCGGTCTGTTTGACTTTATTTAAGTCATCACGCACCTGTGTGGCTAGATTCTGTGCTTGCTTAGCTAAGTCGCTAGATGCACTAGCTTTTGCAAGAGTTTCTTTGTATTGCTTGTCTTGTTCCGCTCTATTTGCAATTACAAGCTGGTTGACTTCTTGCACCTTGCTGGTTACTGCTTGATTGAGTCTGTCAGCGTATTCCGCAGCCTTAACCTTGACCTGCTCAATCCCGTCATTGATCGCTTCCACACGTTTTTCAAATTCCGCATCAAAAGCTTGGTTAGCATTCTTAACAGCACGCTCAACGGCTACATTTTGAGCTGTAGCACTCGCACCAAGAATAGCATCAGCAGCACTGCTCAATCCACTGGACACCCTAGAGCCACCCACACCAGCTTTATCATCAAACGTGATAGAGATATATTCTTCTGTCAGAGCATTATACTCATAGGCAATAGCCTTTTTATAGACATCTACATTATGTTTTCTGCTCTTGAGGTTGACCGTGTCGCCCAGATGAACAACCTGCCCATCTAACTCGTAGGCTTCAATCTCAATAGCGTCAGATACCTTATCAATGCCGTCATTCTTAAACTTAGCCTCGGCCCATTTTTTCAGATCATCAACCGTCTTGGCATTGTTATTCTCATACTCTTTTTCGTTGATATACGGATAAGCGTTAATGAGTGGACTATCCACAGTTACTGTGAGAGTCACATCATCTTCTGCACCTTCAGGTTTAAAAGTTGAGCGGGCATGAATCCTAGTCACAACACCTTGAGAGTTTTTAGTTCGCTGATAGGAATTGAGGTTTTTATGTGTCGTGATAACAACACCACGATTAGCCCCACGACTACGCTTGATGGACAGTGCAAAGTTGTCACGGACAAGCTCACCCTCCCACGTTCCAACGATACTGTGTTTACCGTCCATCAGGACAGAGTATAGTGTTTCCGTCTCAGTCGTGTTAAAGGTTCGATTGTCTGTGATGTCACTAGTAAAGGAGAAATCACCCAGACCAGTCTTAGCATTTTGGACCATTTGAGACAGTGCCATAGCACAGCCTTGACCAACCACACTAATAGGAGTGATAGACCGCTGCATGATGTCATCAGTAACATGATAGGCAGTGATGTCCAGACTATCATCATTCTCAATAGGCTTTTTGATTCTAAACAACTGAGCTCCTAGCACAGGTGCAGGCGCTTTAATCAGCATATCTTCCTTGATGAGCTGATAAATACCGGTATCCGTGATAGGATAGCGGACAGTCAAGTAAAAGTCGCCATTCGTTTCTTCTTTGACAATGGCAGAGCTGGTCTCATGCAATGGAATCCCATTCCATTTGACTGTTCTTACATTTTCGTCAAGTAAATAAAGCAACTATGCCCACCCCCAAACTGTTTCAAATTTTAAGGACTGAATACCAGGACCCAGTACAACCCCGACATTCTGCCCCTTAGCCGTATCAATCGTGATAAAGTCACCAGCCCATTTAATGAGCTTGCCACTAGCCGTCTTAAAGCTAGGATTGTCAGGATCATTGGTCATCACAAGCGATTCTGAGAACTTTTCAAGCTTAATGACTTGATTCCCCACCGTAAACGATGTCTCAGAGCTGTTCTGGCCAGTTATCGTAATCTTAGGAAAAGCAAGAGCTGACCCCTGCACCCTCAAAACCCCATTACCAGTCAAGGTCTGTGTATCAGTCTCCTTAAAAAACTTGGTAGGGTGACAGATGAAGGTAACATCGACCACCCAAGCACCAAAGTCATCTTTTCCAATCTTAAAGCCATCAACCTTGTAACACCAAAGTCTGATAGTTGGTTCCTGTTCATTTTCTAACCAAAACTTTTCACGATTCAAGAGAGCAGAAAAGCGATAAATTTCTTCATCGCTTGGCTCAATTAAAGTGATGTGATAAGGCTTCTCAATCAGTCCACGGTGTCTGTTCGATTGTACAACTGCACCACTAATACCGTCATGCTCTAATAGAGCTGTTTTTGAGCTGGAGACAATGACATTGGGTCTTGTTTCGACCAGAACATCACACTTAAAAGATGATGTTTTTACTCCATCAATAGTAAGTTCATTGATTTTTGTCATGCCTTTCCTCCTCTCAAATTAGTTTTACGTTGCAATTCTTCAGCAATACGATTTCCAACCACGTTGGCCAGTCTGTTTAAATCAGCTTCTTCCCTGATAGTGACACCAGAGAAGTTGACGTTGATATTGTTAGATGTGTTCATCGTGTTAGCAATACTTTGACCAATTGCCCCCAGTGTTGATTTGTTCAGCGGCAAGATGGCTTCAGCACCAGCTTCACCGCCAACCATTGCACGATTTCCATTCATGCCAAACAGTGTTGGTTTGGTCATGACACCACCCTTGGCATACCAGTCAATACCAATACTTGGCAAGCCACCTTTAAGCCAATCAAGAGGGTTTGCAGACCCGCTCACACGGAAATGAGGCAATGGGATATGAGGCCACCGAAACTGGAAATTCAATAGCCCTTTGATAGCATTGATACCATTTGTGACCGCATTTTTAGCCCCATCAATCGCACCTGAAATAGTGGATTTAATAGTGTTCCAAATACTGGTTGCAGTAGAAAGAATACCATTAAAAATTCCTGAAATCGTGCTACTCAAATTATTAAACAAATTTGACCCAGTTGAGACCAGCCCAGACCACAAATTGGAAAGTGTGGAAGTGAAACTTGACCATAGAGACTGTACTCCTGAAATAAAACTAGAGAAAATATTGGACAAGGCACTAGTAAAACTAGACCACAGAGACTGTCCAGTCGAGACCACTGAAGACCACAATCCAGAAAGCCAAGTAGTAAAACTCGACCAGGCTGACTGTGCTGTTGAAGTTATGGAAGACCAAAGTTCAGAAAGCCAGGCAGTAAAATTTGACCACGCTGTGGTGGCAGTCGTAACTATATTCGTCCACAATTCAGAAAGCCAAGCAGCACAAGAATCCCAGGTTGTTTTTAGCCACTCAGATATGGCTCCCCAATTCGTGATGGCCTGAATGATAAGTGTGATAACCGCAATAGCACCAACTATTGCGGCAACGACAATTCCGACAGGTGCTCCTATAGCTCCTATAGCGATGACTAGCGGTGCAATCGCACCAAGCAACATCGTAACTGCTGCAGTAACCAAACCAAGAATCACAATTGTCTGTTGATCAGTCTTGTTTAGGCTGGTAAACCAATTGACAGCAGATTCAAGCATTCCCATTAACGGTTCTAAAGCTGGAATAACAGTTTCAAGCAACTTACCACCAATTTCTGCCATCCCTTCCTTTGCCTTATTCGAATACTGTGTCAGTTTATCAATTGGATCTATCGTTTCATTAAATGTCGTAGCGACAGTCCCAGAAGAATTTTTAGCCGCTGAAGCTAAGTCATCAAAACTAAAAGCACCACGCTTGATGGCATCTACCATCCTGGGTGCAGCCTTACTTCCAAAAACCGCTGAAGCTATGCTTAAAGCCTCTGTTTCACTAGTCGAGTTTTGAATGGCACTAATCGTTTCATTCAATCCATCAGTCAGAGTCTTACCGTCTTTGGCATAGTTAACAGCTGCCTTTGAAAGAGACGAGAGAGCAGCTGATGAATCCACACCGCTTTTCTCAAACTTCCCGATTAGAGCAGCACCTTCTTCAAATGACAATCCCAATCCTTTAATTTGTGGTGCACCGTCAACAGCTTTTTGAACAATCGTATCAACTGACTGCCCTGTATCCTGAGCAACTTTAGTCACATTGTCTAAGACCTTGCCTAAATCATCAGCAGACAGTCCGTAAGCTTCGATAGCTTGCTTCGCAGAAATAGCAGAGCTTGAAATATCTGTCTCGTTGATCTTAGCGTACTTAATAAGTAATTCAGATGATGATTTCAGCTTTTCTCCAGTCAAACCGAACTGGGTATTAAGTTCTCCCACTGCGTCAGCAGATTCTTTAAATGTCGTTGCTGGCATTTCTGTAGCAATGCCCTTAGCAATTCCTTGAAGCTCTAATAGAGCATTACCAGTTAAGCCTGTCTTAGTGGTGATGGTGTCCATTGCTTCATCTATTTCAGACCATGCATCTACTGTCTTCTTCCCAGCATCAACCATTTTTTGACCAACTTGACTTGCTTTTTCTGCAACATCCATCATAAGATCAGCTTTTAGATATTTTGTTGCTTCTTTGATATCGTTGCCAGCCGACTTACTAGATTCACCAAGATTGTCCATGGCGCGATCAATTTTCATGACTTCTACTTCAGCTTGACCGATTTCATTTTGAAGTTGACGCCATTCTTCTGTACCTATTTTCTCATCTCCAAGAGCAGCTTGTTTTTTCTTTAACTCTTGGACTTTATCCCCAGCCAATTCCGACTGTTTCCTAAGAAGTTTCATTTTCTGCTCTGCCAGTTCAACATTATTAGGATCTAGCTCTAGCTTCTGATTGACAATGTCAAGTTCCTTAGCAACATTACCAAGTTCTTTATTGAGGTTCAAGATAGACTTTGGATTGCCAACATCCTCGATGTGTTTCTGTGTTGACTCTATTGCCTTATCAACAACTTTCATTTGTGATTCGACTTTAGCGATTTCAATTTGAAGCTTATTCCACTGAGCTGACCCAACTTCAGATTCACCTAGCGCTTTCTGTTGCTTTTTGAGTTCGGCAATCTTCATAGCACCAACACGAGCTTGTTCTTGCAAGTTAACCAACTTACGATTCAACAAATCAACATTGTCAGGATCCATCTTCAGTTGCCTGTTGATATTAGTAAAATCTTTTTTCAAACTAGATAAGGCATTATTGATGCCTTTTACAGACCTATCAAATTCAACAGTATTAGCACCAAACTTGACGTATAAGCCTTCAAACGTTTCAGCCATATATTTTCCTCCTTTCTTTTTTTAATCTGACATCACGCTAAGTAAATCAGCGTTAGATAGTGTTTTCTTCTCTTCTTGATTGATGCTCATTTGGTGGAGCGTTCCCATTAAATAGTTAAAGTGCTGGGATTCTGCCCAAAAAACATCCATCCGATTTTCAAAGACAACCTTATAGACCTTTTCAGAAGTTACGACTTCTGACGAGGCTTTTTTTTATCTTGTGGCACCTTTGCTCTACTTCGGTTAAATTCATAGAAGAGGTCTGGGAAGAAACCAATATCAATCAAATCACCAAACCAAGGAGCCAATGCAGCTGTTTCAGCAGTTAGCTCATTTTGTACTAAGCGACCATTTTCAACTTCACCGTATAGACAAGGGATAACTTCAGTCAGAAAATTCATGAAGTCTGGTTCCATAAGCAATGGCATCAGTTTGATTTTTTCTTCATCGGTTAAATCAGTTGGTTTGCCATTGATACCTGATGCAATAGCAAGCTGTGAATAAGCTTTAAGAGCTTTTTGGTTATCATCGAAGAAGTTGCGACCAGTTCTCTGTTCATACATTTTGATAGCTGGCAGAGAATAAAGAAAGCGTACCGTTTCAGTACGCTCAGTTTCTTCTCCGTAACCATCAAACACTATGAATGATAGTTCTTTTTTAATCATTGAGAGCCTCCGCTAGCGATTGTTGTGGTTGTTCCAAGGGCCTCGTTGATGAAGTCAATCAGCTTCCCTGGGGACTTACTTGCAAACAACTTGTCAAACTTACCACGGACAGTTCCTTTACTGTCATCACGCCAAACAATTTCAGATACAGGTTTCTTTTCAGAATCCACAATGAAATTGTTTGGTGAAGCCGTACAAGGGATTTCAATTTCTTTTGGTTCGGCTGATGTTTCATCAGTTTTTGTACTACCTTTAGGTGCTGAAGCTTTGACATTCGTCCAAATATGAAATTCTTCAATTTCGGCTCCAAATTCATCCGTAACAGTTTCTGCATAACCCCAGATGAAGTTAGTATTGACACCAGTATCAATCAGAGCTGGTGGTTTAGAGGTAGTCAATTTCTTGCCCAAATGGTCAATCATAAACTGTTTTGGAATTTGATAGGTGGTAATGGATCCTTCTGTAGACTTCTTACCTTGCAAACGGACATGTTCCACATTGTCAGCGTAGTAGGCATTGGATTCTTGGGAAGTTTCAAAAGATGTACTCCGTAGCCCAGTAAAAGGATAAGGTGTTTGTAAGTCCAAGGCACCAGCTTCCGTTTTAGCAATCTTGGCATAAAAACCGGTCGCATTACCATGAGTAACTTCTCTTGTTTCGTATTGGTAAGTCATTTAAGACTCCTTTCTTATTTTGGTGTGATTTTGATGGATTTCATATCATTAAGGAACTTTTCCTTATTCTTGAGATAGGCTGGTCTGATATGCTCTCTAGGAGCAACAAAACCACCATTTTTAGTAGCGTGCCCATTCTCTAATAAGTGGGATAGAGTCTTTTCTTTGCCATTGTTATGCACAATAGCAGCGTCATCTATGATGTCGTGTGTCCACCCTTTTTCATAAACACCGTTTCGTCTAGGACTTCCAGTTCTAATGTCACTTTCTGTACTTTGAGCAGCCTTTTTAATGTTCTCTAAAACTTGATTCTTGATATCTACCTTTAGCAGCGTCATCTTCACGCTACCACTGCCCACTTGTAAACACCTCAAGTCTATAAGTTGTCAGTAGATAGTCAGTATCAGGTTGTTTTAGATTCAACTGATTTGGCTCACACATAAAATTAGACAGCATCAAATCTTCAATGCTGTCCAGTTTCTTCTTGTGGTAGTGACTGACTTGCACGGTCACTTTTCTCATGTGTACTCTATCATCAGCAGTAATGCTACTGCCTGGTGTTAACCGATAATACAAAATGACATTGTCAGGGGAAGATTTCTCTTCCCGCTCCATGTAGAAGACCTTAGCCTTCAAAGTGTTTGTTTCAAGGATAGCTTGAATATCTTGTCTAGTGAAAAATTTCTTGGCCATTATTTTAGTTCTCCCAGTTCGATGATAGTGTAATGACCGTCGTCTGATTCTGTCCCAATGTTAACCTTGTACTCTTTGCCATTATATTTGACATAGTCCAGACTATCAGTCACATAGTTGGAACGAACACTAAACCTAGCAGTTAGAACTTGACCGTCTGCCATAGCTTTATCAAGCCTTCGCTGATAGATTTTCTCTTTCTCGGCTTTAACTTTCTTTTCTACAGTCTTTTTCTCCCAGACACCTTTTTCAACCTGGAAACGCTCATCATAGCAAAGAATGATAGCTACTCTTGAAGATTTCATGTCTTCGCTTCATAGATTGCTTTGAGTTGGTACAAAAGATTTGTCATCTCACCGTCAATCCATTCCATAGTAGCAGCACTGCCTGTCATCAAAGATTTGTCAAAACGTTGAATACATCTCAGATGTAACCAGTCAAGCACTGTTTCCCTATCTTCTTCCTTAATGTCTGTCCATCCCTTTAACTCCGTATCTTTATCAATACGGATAACAGGAATAGCATTTCTTTGTAAATATGAAATCCCACTGTTGATATAGCGTAAAAGTTGGACGTCAAAGATATCCTCTTCAACGTCAACCTCTACCATTTCTTTGATTGTTTTAAGGATTGTCATTTAGACTCCCCTTTCTAGCTATTTTAACCAGCTGATTTTGTAAATTTGACTGCTGATTTGTACTGTGCCAAACGACCGCCCATGACACTTGCAAGTTCAATGTGACGACGGTTAACTGTTACGTCATAATCTTCAAAGCGGTCAGCAGCAACATCATCACCAATCATTTTATATGCTTGGTCAGCAAATGCAATGATTGGGTTAGTCGCACCGTCCATCCAGTCATAGATGTAAACTTGGAAGCCAGCAATAATATTTCCATTGGTTGCAATTGGAGCAAATGGTTGAGGATCAATGTAGCGACCTTCTGCATCTTTAACCAATTTCAATTTACGAGCAATGGCTTTTGATGTGACAAGAATTGGTGTGGTATTTGGAACCATCTTATCAATACCAGAAACAAGAGATTCAAGAACAGCATTATCAAAGACACCAGCAACGTTGATTTCTTGTGTTTCAAAGAGGTTTGTTTCAGTTTCTTCAGCAATAGATTTGATTTCAGTGATTTTATCATCAGCATCAGCTGTCTTACCATCACCGATGACAACAGCACGCTCAATAGTACGAATAAATCCTTGAGCAAGTTCTTTCATCACATAATTGAAGTAAGATCCTGTAGTGTCTTTCTTCAAGTCAGCATATTCAAACGCATATTTGATGTAGACCGTTGCAGAATTGATAGTGAAGTCCAAGAATGTGAACTCTTCATCTTTCTTAGTCTTACCAGATTTGTGTCCTTTAGCTTGAGATACCTGAGTTTGAAGAGCAACACGTACCGCATAGCGTGGATCTTTTGAAACGTGGTTCAAGATTCCATTATAGTTTGTAAAGGCATCTTGAATAGCAATAAGAACTGGTTCTGGAAGAATCTTAGAGAGGTCAGTCACTCCTTTTTCAACAAGGTTAGCTTCCCACGCTTTACGTGCGCTGTTGGCACTGCCTTCGTTGTCCATCAGAATACGGACAAAGTCAAGGGCAGCAGCTTTGGATTTTAAATAATCCATATGTGTATTACCTTTCTGTTTTTCTTTAATGACTTTAGCAGCTTTGCTGAGTTCTTCTTCAGCTTCTTCAATGTCAGAATCTAGCCCAGCAATAGTTTCTTTAATAGCTGTTGCTTGAGCTACCAAATTCTCTGCATCAGTTTTCAACTGTTCCAAGTCATCATCTTCAATTGTTGAAGATTTCATCTTGGCTTCAATAGTGGCTTTTTTAAGCTTTACCTCAGCCAATTCATTAGTTGCTTTTTGACGAGCTTCTAACAGCTCAACGAGTGATTTTTTCATCATGTCTCCTTTAAATTTTTGCAAGTTTACTCATGATTTCTTGCTTCATGTTCGCCTGAGCGATTCGCTTATCAACTACTGACATATCAAATTCCTTGATATTGTCAACGGTTGCTTGAGGGTTGGCTGGCACGGTCACAACAGAAATTTCAAAGATTTCAACTTCCTTGAAAATCCATCCACCGTAAGGTTGCTTAGCGTCAACAGGCTCATAATCTTTGATAAAGAACCCAATGCTCAGGCTATCCAATGCCCCCATTTTCATGAGGTCATAAGTTTTTTTAGCCTCTGGATCACTAAGATTAAATGTTGAACGTGTACGCAAGCCTTTTTCATCCACGGATAATTCATGCTTACCAATAACACGATTACGGTCATGATTAAGGCACATAGGGACAACTGCTTTGGATTTTATAGTGTTATCAAAGCAACCCTTGGCCATCACATCGCCGTCCCTGTCTGCATTGTCATAGGTTGAAGCATAAGCCTCAAAGTGAAAGTCAGCCGATTCATCCTCAACTGACTTCACGACAAAGGTTTTTAGTTTTTCCATTGCTTACCTCCTTTCATGAAGATTCTGCCAGCCACCCACCCTTTAAATTCCTACTCAGATTCCTCTGCACCGATACGAACCGCATTTAGATTTGTTTCAAATACTTCACCGCCCTCATAGCCTGGTAAACCAAGATAGGTTTCACGGAACTCATTTGAGTTCATCAAGCCAGCATATTTGGACTTAAAGCCCCCTTCAACCAAATCCTTAAATGAAATCATATCAGCCATATCAAAGAAGACTAAGAGTTTGTTCCCCTGAGTCCGTGCTGTCTTCGTAAAGTACTTCCTGTTGATTTCTTCAGAATAGACACGCTGATATAACTTCATGACGCTAGAATAGTAGGCTCTATATTGTTCCTCAGTATAATCACAGGTAAACAATTTCTCATTGATACCATGAGCATTATAGAGCTGTGATTTCAAGAACTCTAATTCTTCCTTGGAAGCAGTAGAGTAATCTTTGCTAAGTTCCTGGAACTCTTCGCCTTGCTCAAGATAAGCAATGCCACCACTCTTAGCCAAATCCAACATACTATCAACACGGTGCTGGGCTTGTTTTTTCAAATGTTCATCAGCTGCCTTTGTTGGTAGTTTTAAGAAGCCTCTCAGGCTAGAATTTCCCTCGCTGAGTTTTTCCGTCAAAGCGTTTAAGTTAATATCAATCAGCTCAGTAATCTGATTGAGTTGAGCTGTAACATTTAATTTAGGATTCTCAAATACCCACACATCAGACAATGGAAGTTCAACAGTAACATCATCAAGCATAAGCTCCACGCTTTCTGATGTCCATGTCACTGTTTTCTTAGCAAGCCAGATTTCAATCAATCGACCATTCTCCCAACGTGGCACAACAATCGCAACACCGTCACGTAACATGGCTCTTGTTACGTTTGCCCAAAAGACAACAGGAACTTCTAGTGGATTTGGTGAGACTGATAGCACCTCAGCCAAGTCACTATGCTCATACCAAACCATCTTATCGACACCACCGGGGTTACGAGTAATCTTGACATGCTTAAACCTTAGCTGAGCTGTGTCAGTTGAAATCTTATTGTAGATGTTATCCAAATAGATAGAGTTCCTACGCCAATAGGAGATACTTCTTTGAAGATAGGTTCTTGTAGATTTCCGATTGTTTGAACGAAAAATCCTAGCAAAAACTTCCTTCAAATTATTCAAATAGTTATTCATTCTTCACCTCAATCAAAGTAGTAGCTCAAGTCTTCCTTGAAATTTTCATAGCAGATAAAGGCATCTAGTTGACTAGCAAAGACGTCAATTTTTTCTTTTGCCTTTTCTTTGTTTGGAAATACGTTATTATTCGCATCTAACTTGACACGAACATTGGCATGGTTCCAAGTTGCCACAGGATCGTTAAAAATGATTTTACCCATCTTAGCCTTTTCCTTGTAAACCTTTAAAGGATTGGACAAGCTCTTAACTGTCTGTGGAATGTCGTGGCAGATATCACCATAGTAGTCATTAAATAAGCGGATAAGCTCTTTAGCGTTCCAGCGGTCATAGCCAACTGCGACTGGAAGAATCATATTCTCACTCATGAACTGCCTTAGTTCTTCAAAGATATAAGCCTGGTCATTGTAGTCCAACTCATGAACATGAAGCTGGCCACTAAGTTCCCACTCAGCGTATTTGTCCCTCAGTTCTTTTGGAAGACCTTCAATTGTGTGACGTGGCATGAATTTCTTGTTCAAATACTGGCGCTCTTCACCACGCACCACCATGAATGAGACTGAACAGATATCATTGACATCTGACAAGTCCACACCAAGCACACAACGAGCACTCCGCTCATCATTACCGACAAATAAGCTCTTATCAAACTTATCTGTCCAACCTCTACATTCTTCATTACTGAAGTATGCCAGGTAGTTGTTAACAGGAAGATTGAAAGTCTTAGCCATCAACTCAGCTTGTTGTGCTGGATCATTCTTGCTCATCTCAATATCACGAGCGATTGTTTCTTTCTCTGTCGTGATACCAAGTAATGGCATAGCTTTCTGCCACATATCAGGGTCATAAATCTCTGACACATCATCCAACTGATAGATCCAAGGCATGACAGAATCATTGATAATCTTGCCATCCAGTATATCTACCCAGATGTTGTAATACTTATCAAAGAGCTTGTCACGCTTCGTCCCATTGGTGGAAATGTACCAGGTTATCCAATTCTTACGCTTACGACTAGAACCATCATTAACAACCTTGATGAAATCATCATCATAAGTGTGCACCTCATCAAAGATATTGTAGTGAGCATTGGTACCGTCAAGACTTTCATACTCAGAAGTCTTGATTGACATAAGACTGTTAGTTGTTTCATACAAGATACCTTGCTTAGTTGACCGTAGTATGTCAGCCTCACGCATATAGTGCAGCAAGCTCTCTTCATTCGACAACATAGCCCTTGAAGCATTGAACAAATAGCCAGCCTGTTCACGACTGTATGCCAGAAGCTGAATATCAGCACCCCACTCACCGTCAATGATTTGACCAACCTCACCAATAGCAGAACCAAGAGTAGTCTTACCAGTCCCACGAGGCACAATAATAGGCACCTCATGAATGAGACGCCTTTCTTCATAGTCTGTGTATTCTTCTAAGGTATCAGGATTTGTCTTAGTAACCTCAACTGTGTGATAAAAGCCCCATGTGGTTTCTAACCAAACTTTCTGAGGCAATGCCAAGCGTAACTTACCAGCAAGACCCTTTGTGTTGCTGCATTCTTCCTCAATAAACTCAATACGCTTGTCAGCTTCCTCCTGTTTGAAGATGTATTGCTCTTTGTAGCGCTCAACACGTCTGATTGATTTCATTGTGAGCTTACAAACACGAATCTTTCCAGTATAGATGAGCTGAGCATACTTATCAAAATATCTCATCTCAACCATAACGTGCTAACTTCTCCTGAATCATTTCTTTGAGGCTGTCACCTTGTGGGCTCTGCTTTTCAATCGTTGACATGATCTGCATGTTAAGTTTTTGATACTTTTCCATTCCATCAAGTAGGTACTTATCAGGTAGTTCACCGTCATTGATGACCTTATTGATTTCCAGTTGGAAGTTTTCAATCACTTTTTGATTGTGATTGTATTGAGTTTTGAGATTTTTCAAACCAACTGAATCATTATCACTGATTTCAAGCATTTTTTCTTTTGGAATCAGCTTGAAAGTCTTACGAGATAGCTCAACACGTTCCTGTCTTGTGTACTTTTGCCTTTGATTAGCAAGTTTTTCTAACTCTTTGAACTGACTTTTAGTGATATTTGACCTAGTTTCTTCAAATATGCCCAGCTTTTTCCGATACCTGATAAGGGTAGCACGACTTATTCCTAGCTTTTCTAAAACTTCATTGATTTTCAAAATCATGCTCCTTTCTTGTATCAATTTTCGTCAATTTTGGGGGAGAGGTACACAAGAGGATTGACACCGTTATTATTCTAGCGGTGTCAAAATTCAAAACGGGGGGAGTCCACAAAAATTTAAAAATAAAAAAATCAAAAATAAATTTATATTCCGATTATCTAAATTTAAATTTATTTTACTTTGAAAAGTTTTTGTGTTGTGGCATTCCAGACAGAGTAACTGTAGGTTGTCTTCGTTGAGAGTAATAGATTCATCTTGATAATTTGTTTCGTCAATCTCTATGATGTGGTCAACGATACTCTTGCCGTGAATTATTCTTCCGCACATATCACAACGCATACGTCTGTCGCGCCTAATCTTATTTCTAAGTGGATGCCAAACTTTCCTGTCATTGTAAAACTTTATCTGCCAAGCCCTGAACCAGTCAGAGTGTTTAGGATTTTTATAACGCATAAACAGGAACTAATTTAATCTCGCCAGTGAGCTTGTCTCTATATTTTTTGAAATGAAGATATAAATTGTTGTCGCTATATATCTTTATCTCATCTACTAACTCAAATGGGCTAGGTGTATATGGAAAACAATTAGGTCTCATGATTACCCCCAACAAAAAAGAGAACTCGCACAAGGCTGTTCTCTTCAAAATTCTCATGATATAAATATATCAGATTGATTTTGTCAAAAATACCCCTTTTTTTGACAAGATACTTTTCAGCTGTAAAATTATGTAAAATAACCACGCTGAACTATCTATATCTTATATTTTATCCAATTTTGTTTCATGTCATAAAACCAAGAAACAAAAGGCTTGAAGCTCCCTCTGAAAATCAAACTAGAAACTTCCTCATTATAGATAGTTGAAAAAATCAAAAAAATATTAGAGGCTAAAATTACTCATCTTAGTATCAAGCTCATCTTGTCTTACACAGATATAAATTAGTGTAACTGCTGGGCTTGAATGATTGAATAGTGACATCAAGTCAGCAACGTTCTTATACTTCTTGTAGTAATGATAGCCAAATGTTTTTCGCATTGTGTGAGTACCGACATTGTCAATGCCCAAGTCTTCAGCAGCTCTTTTAAGAAACCAGTAAACCGTTTTATAACTGAGCGCCTTATTCTTTCCAATGCGACTCTGAAATAGATACTCATGTAGTTCCTTGCCTTTGACAAAATCTCTCAATTCATTTTTAAGAGGTCTTGTCATCTTGATACTCTTGTATTTTCCAGTCTTCTGTTCTCTGACCTTGATATGCCAGCCCTGGACATCTTTGACCTTTAACTTGAGGATGTCTCCGACACGAAAGCCTGTGTTTATCCCAAGGAGAAATAGTATATAATACTTTTCATTCCATGATGATAGATAATCCTTCATCGCTTGAATGTCGTCCTTATCTCTTAGCGGTTCAACAATATTCATTACTTTGCTCCTTTCATAAAAAAATAAAGCGCCAAAGATTCCTCGGCGCTTAGTGACACTATCAATCTATCAGATTTTTTCTGTCAATTCTACATATTTTTTTGACAAGTTATAGATAGAGCAGCTTAGCTAGTGTGTCAAGGATAACTTCACGTCTTCGGTAAATCTGCTTACTGTGTCTATACAAATAACCTGTCTCACCGTTCTCCATGATATGCCACACTTGAATCCAGTCATATCTAGTATGCTCTCCCCACCTAAGATAAAAGATTTTCTTATCATCGGGTTCAAGCACATCAAGCAGTTTTGAAATTGCTGTTTGAAACTCTTCCAGTTTTAGAATCATTGGATCACTAGAATAAGCAACAGCTAAATTTTCAGAAGTATTGATTGAAGTCCCACTGCGACTAGCTCCTGAATCATCGATGCCTGGCATAGTCAGGTTTTTGACTGCATAGACTCTTTCCAGCTCATGACGGCGCTGACCAATAAGTTTGTCAATTTTAAGATACTTAGCCTCAAGTTCAAACTCAAGGAAATCACGTCTTGTCTTACTTGCGGTTTTCTTTGTCAAATTGTTCTCCCCATTTTTTCCAATGTTCAGCTGCATTAGCAAAGGCTACTGCTAAGTTAGTAAACAAATTACTAAGAGCGGTGCCAACACACATCAATGCCTCACGAATCTGCTCAGGATTTTGAACCAACTGTTCCAGTTCCTGTTGCTTTTTCAATTTGGCTTGCTTAGCTTTCTTCTTCTTGATTCTTTTGTTCATTTTTGAAAATTACCCTCCATCCGCTGACTACAATAGCCAATAATAGAACCATCAAGATCGCTATGATAATCATAGCTCCTAAAATTTTGATAATTTCAAGCAATATCATTTCCCACCTCTACATGGATTTTTCATCACATTTTCCTTAAAATCTTCAATCTCACGTTTGACCTTTTCCAGAAGATTGTGTTCAACCATTAAATCATGTTCATTCGCACCTTCACGCTGAACATAATACTGCAAAGCATGTTTCACAATCTGCATGTGTTTATATTTTAGATACATCCTCTCGCCATCCATTTTCTTTTATTCGCTCGCTTAGCCATGTCAGAGCGAGCCATTTCGTCCCAGACATAATCTGCATTTTCAAGCATAAGATTCACACATTTATCTTTTAATCTGTCAATCTCTGCTTCTTGTCTTTCGATATCTTTATAAGCTCGATTATACAGCTCATCTTCTAAGAATCGAATTCGCTCAACCATTGCTTCTTGGATGATGATATAAGTCGGTTTCTTGTAATTTGTCATCAAACGCCTCCTAACATTCGTAATGATAGCCAAAATATTGACCGTTTCCAATTGGATAGTAGTACATGCCCTCAAAATCATCTCCAGTGTATCCTCCAGTTTGATCGCAAAATTCCCCATCATATTGAATGATTCCATACGCTTCACGAGAGATAAAGAAACCACTGCGAAAATTTTCTTCACCCTCCAAATCGTTTAGAAAGAAATGAATTCTCCTGTACTTTCTGATAAAATTTACCATCATTTTTTTAGGCACATGATGTTCTTTCTGAGGGCCAAAAGCAGCCCAATACAGCATTGAATCGTCTAAATGTGTCCATTTTTTAGTTAAACGAAGAATATATTTGGGAATTTTGTACGCTGCCTTTCGCTTTTTCTTTTTGATACGTTTATTCATCATTCCCTCCTAAAACGGCAAATCATCATCAGAAATATCCATCGGCTGGCTATTTCCAAAATTCGGCGGCATCTGGCTATCCATGCTTGACTAGTTAGCAGAATTATCACGTCTTTCCAGCACTTGAAAAGTCTCTGCGACAACTTCCGTCACATATACACGTTGACCTTGTTGATTTTCATAGCTTCTGGTTTGGATTCGTCCAGTAACCCCAATCAGCATACCTTTTCGTGTCCAATTTGCTAGATTCTCAGCCGACTTCTGCCACATCACACAATTTATAAAATCAGCTTCTCGCTCGCCCGTCTGTTGATTTTTAAAATTCCGATTGACGGCCAAGTTAAACGTCGCGACTGCGGCATTTGAGGGTGTATATCGTAGCTCAACATCACGAGTTAAACGACCAATTAAAACAACATTGTTAATCATCGATTACCTCCACCAACTCAGGATTTTCATAAATGTTTCCTGCGATTATTACTTCAACTCCAGCGAATTTGCGTCCAGCCTCAAATTCTTTAAGTGTTATCGGACTAGTCGGAAAGTCTCCTGTTACAACAAATCCATACTTATCGCGTTCCACTTTTACGAGAGGATTCCCGACACTAGAAAGACCTCCTTCGTAGTCTGTGGTGTCGATTATATCCCCCTCGAAAATCTCTGTGCCGTTCTTGTCAAAGAGACCTGTTGATTGCATGAGTTTGATATCGTCAAAACTCATAAAATTTGTTTCGCCAAATTTCCAATGCTCACCAACTAACACACTTTTTTTAAAATCTATCAAAGAAACGTCTAGCATTGTTTGCAATTCTTTATCCCACGCTCTAAATTTTGGTATCATCTTGCACCTCCTCCTCAGTCAATTTCGTAACCTGATAAAGTAAAATTAAAACGACAATCTTGGCAATCTACGTCAATCGTTGTAGCATTGTCCCAAAGCTCATCAGATGTTAAATTGTAATGTTTCAAAAAATCTTCGTAGTGCCATTCGTGTTCTTCGCCGCAGTTAGGGCAATTGTATAAAATCCATTCAGGCGTTTGTATGATTTGAAAATTAACTGGCATCACTCCACCTCCCGTACTATGCTTATGTTATATTTATATCCGTTTAATTCAAAAGGCATAACAACTCCTCTCATATTTGGTCTATAAATCAACTCAAGCATTTGTTCTAAAACAACCTTTCCGACTTTCAGCTGCGCTTCAAGTAAGCCATTATTTTCTTTCATTCTTTTACCTCCATCAACTCCAGTTTTCGCTTTTCCATTTTTCGCACATAATTAAATCTAGCTCGTTTTCGTAGATATTCCCCAACACTTCACAGTTTTTTAAAAAAGGAGTTTCAAAAGGGGAGTAAGTGGCAGGTTCGACATTTAAGTATCCTAAATAAAAACCAATTCCGGTGATTTTAATGTCGTCATCTTCAAAGTAGTCATACTTTCCGAAGCTAACTATACAAACAAAAGAGTTAGTTGCAATGATGTCCCCCTCAAATATTTCTGTGCCGTTCTTGTCAAAGAGACCTGTTGATTTCATGAGGGTAATATTTCGAAAATTCCGCCAATAAAGACCGCCATCGTCTCTCAACTGCACTCCTTCGGTATCGAAGTATATTCTGTCAACGATAGACATTCGCTTGCGTAGCTTATCCCACGCTCTAAATTTTGGTATCATTATTTCCTCCAATCCCTAATCAGCTGATTTCACTTCAATCGGAATAACCATGTCAGGATTGAAATAAATCCGATATTTCGTATCAATCCCTTTCATACCAGTAATATCTTCGACGATATACGACACATTATCAGAAATACCAATAATGTGCTTCTTGTACTTTCCTTTGTCATCTTCAGCGATGACAGACAGCTGCTTCGTTTCATTATTGTAGCTGATAGACATATTCCCTGTCATTTGAAATAGCACATCACCTTTGATTCCGTTGATAACTGTCACCTTTCGTGTGATGTTCATATCATCTGCTTCTCGTGATATGTTATGCGAAATTCTGTCAGCCTTGCGACAGCCTGCGAGCAACACAAGCGTCAATGTAAAAACTACTAGTATTTTAAATTTAAATTTCATTGTTAAACTCCTCTTCTTTTGGCAATGCTGATTCAATCAGCCAATCAAGGTTCTTTCTAGCTTTCTTCAAATCTTCCAACCCATTTTTCTTCTGATGACGGATCAGATATTTCAAGCTATTTCCGAGATAAAATCCTTTTAGCTGTTCATCTGTCATAAAATTTCTTAGAATTTCAATAGATTCCATACCATAGCGACCTTGATAATGGGTAGGCTTGTTGATGACATCCTGCTCAATTGTTTTGTGAAATGCTTGATCAGGAAGTGTCCTGCAAGCCTCAAGCCCACTTTTTTTAAAAGCTAAATCAGCAATTTGTTCACTATAACATTTCATTTTAGTTTCCACGTCCTCTCAGATAATCCGGGATTTCATCTCCGACGTTTAGGCTCTCGTACTGTTCCTTGGTCACAAGGAATTTTCCGTAAGCTCCAGCGTTCACAGTATAGTGGCCTTGTATGACTTTCTTTTCTGTAATCTTACCAATCATTGCAGCGCCAGCATTATCTACCCGATAGATGATGACCTGATTTTCTTTTAATCGTTTATTTTCAATTCTTAAGTCACGATTCCAAAAAGCGAATGTGCCACCTATGATAAGATATATCAAAGTTGTAATGCACCAGCTAACCATGTACTGTTTTTTACTAATCATCACAAATCTGCCTCCTTCACAAATACCCCATCAATCATTTTGCCCTTTCGGTCCTTGATTTCATTGTATGCAAGCTGCAAGCAACTATCTGCTGTGGTCAGATTGTGGATTGCGACAGCATGGATGGATGAATGCAATGATAGCAATTCAGGCCGAATAAACGGCAACTGTGTTTCGCTATGAAAGATATGCTTGTGAAGCTTCTGAGCCAATTCTCCCAAACTAGAAGCTAAAAGTAAAAGCTCCATTTCCTGCGGACTAGCTTCAATCTCAGCACCATTCTTAATCTGTTGCTCAAGTCCAATCAGCACCACTTGCATGTCTCCCAGAGCATCTTTGATAAGAGCAGGCTTGTCTTTTGCAATGTCTTCAAATAGCTCACCAGTTTCTTCCATCAGTTTTTCAAATTGCTTGACTGGATTTGCCTCATGTAGATTGCGGTCGATAAACCATTTTTCAACTTTTTCTTCAAGCGTTTTTGTCATTTTGTTTTTCCTCCATTTTCTTTTTAACTTTAGAAGACCTCACTCTTAACTCAATCCGCGTTAGTGGGAAAAGAAGTATTAAAGCTGTTAATGCCAGCAAAAATAATAACCCATCGCAGATGATTTTGATTAAACCGAGTGTTTTTTCAATCGGTTTAAATACATATGAGTGATACCCACACCAATCAAAGTACTGCACCCATCCTTCTTTCCCTTGCGGAAATATCTGCCGTAATAATTTAATCATCTACTTCTCCATTCTCTTTAATAGCTCCTGCTTCTGTTTCTCAAGCTCTGCTTGCTTTTCAGGACTAGTTTCATTTTTATAATCAGGATTGCTCCATTCGGGATTGTTGCCACCCGTTTTTTGATTGGCGCTCATAGCTTTATTATTCTTTCGGGCTTGAAAATCCCGCTGAGCTTGAAATGCCTGCTCAGGAGTTTTAATTCCTTGGTTGATCCAATTGTCCAATATCCTAGCTATGTAATTAAATTTGCGAACATTATTCGCAACTGCAATCTTAACAGCTTCTAAAAATAGCTCAGTAGAGACCTTTTGATTAAGCAGATAATCATTAATCATGTCAAATTCAAATTTGACAAGACCACGACCAAGATTCATTTCGACTTCTTGTACAAAGTTTTGCTTATCTTTATTTATATATTTATCTATATCTTTCTTTATATCTTTATCTTTCTCTGTATCTATCTCTATATCTCCGTTGCGTTTTGTTGCATCAGTGTTGCATTGCAACGCTTTTACCTCGCGATGCTTGCGACTTCGCCTAGTACTAGCCGTTTCACTACCAACCATTTCTGGCACTTGCTCCAAAAAATACTCTCTATCAGAGTTTCTGGTCAGTAGCCCCTTACTTTCCAAAAAAATCAAAGTGATTTTGATATCTTCAACTGCCTCATCAATGACCAGAGCTATTTCCTCAGCCAGATTATCAGCAACACCATCAAAGAAAATCCGACCGCCATCCTCAAGACTCATCAACATCATTTTCAGATAAATGATTGTGTGAGTATCACCACCAGCGATTTTACGAAGCAACTTCATCTCTTTCGATTTGAAGAAATCTTGCGCAAGCTGAATCCAATAATACCGCTTGTTTACATTTACCAATATCTCTACCTCCTATGCTGCTTTTACTTGTTTAGTTACTCGTAACCACTTCTTAGCTACATCCCAAACTTCATCTGGCACATCATGGTTATATTTCGCTCTAAATTGGACGATTTCGCCTGATCTTACCTCCAAAGTGTAAAGAGGTATATTTGGACTGCTAGAAAGTCTTACAAAGACAATCATAGTATGCCCTTTTAAATGACGCTCAGTATATGAACTGACACAATGATGTAGCTTCTTGCCTTCGTAAATCAACTCAGCTACACGACTAGGAACATGGAAACTGTAACCTTCGACTACCCTATCAAGATCAGCTCTGCGCTTGAATTCAGCCTCAAGTTTCTTCTCACGCTCTTTCTTAGCTCTCGTTTCTTCTTCCCTGGCAAGTCTGCGCTGCTCAGCTATAAATTGATTGTATAGCTCACAAGTATGCTGGTGCATTCCCTGAAAATCCTTTGGCACTATCATTGCGTCACCCTCTGGCTCAATTCCCATTTGCTCAAGCATATTCAGATAGTCTGTGTATTCCTGAAAATCAACCTTGTTCTTGATAACCCAATTCTGGAATTTATTGATCCCAATGTTGGTTGGGATTTTTTTAATATCCTGAAAATCCAAAAACTGCTCAATCCCCGAAACTAACTTACCGTTTCGTTGCTGAATTCTGCGTCCTAGCTCAAAATCTCTGAAACTCCTATCGGAGTTTTTGAAAAATTGCTTGTTTTTTTGAAGCCACTTACGATTGAGGGTGCGCATATCTACAGCACTCTTCCATCGATTTCTGATCCAGTCACCAGGACGCATGATTTCGTCAGCCAACCTGCGTGCATTGATTTTCTGAGCGAACTCAATCTCAAACTTGTACTTGTAAAATCGTTCGATTTCCCAAGGCCCAATCTCATCAAATTGAATATATTTAAGTTCGGAGATTTTCTGCAACTTATCTCTCCAACCATTAGGATAGAGCTGATTACCCGAGTACGGGCCGCCTCCGAAGAAATTTTTGATTAAGAAAGGAATGTATTGACCAGTATAAGCTAATCCGATTTTGACATGCTCGTCATTTTCAAAGCGCTCTAGGTTAGTAAGTCTGTATTTGATAAACTGCTTGCCGCTTTCAAACTTTGAGCTGAACATATAAGACTGAATTTCAATGCGCTTGCTTGTGCAGAGAATAATCGTGAAGAAATAATCCTTGTCGTAAAACGTCAATTTTGAAGACTTCGTCAGCCTCTTCTCGATACAGTGACCAAGCTTCAAATCTGAAGCGATGATAGTCTGTGACTTATTTGCCCATTTGTAAGTCCTTATTTGTGAGTAACACCAATCCCAAAACTGCTTGGGTGGTTTCAAACGACGCTCAGCTTCTCTTTTACATTGTTCATGCTTCATTCGTCAAGAAAGTCGAAAATGCTCATTTGAGTTTCGACTACTCCTTTCTCTTTTTTAACTTTCTTCTTGGCCGGTTCAGGATCTGCAGCTTTGACGACATTAAGTTTGTCATTGACTTTTTTCACACTTTCGACTGGCACTCGTTTGATATTCTCCAGCTTACTGTTGGATAAGAAATACTCACGAACCCATCCAAATACCGTCTCATCATCAATGCAAGCTACCCCGTTTTTTGCGAATTCCCGAGCTTTTCCTTTCGCATAGTCAAGCGAACATTTGATGGTGTAGCCATCTTTTAGAATTCCCTGAAATAACTCATCGTCATCTTGTTCACAAATCCAATTATGAATGCGGTCTTCGGATGGGCTATGTTCCTGATTCATTTCTTCTAGCATTTTGTCTAATGCTTGTTGTTTTATGTCAGTACTCATGATCAGTCTTTTCCTCTTTCATACATCAAAACTCAATCAACAAAGACTTCTTTACGTGTCTTTGGGTTTATATCCACTCTACGTCCTGTCTTATAGTCGATAAATCCAGCCTGAGCCGCAGGATGCGTAATCACTGTCTCAGCTGATTTTTTAGTTCTGAGAGCTTTCTTTAGCTTAAAATTCATAATGAGTGATTCGATTAAAATCACTGAAAATGCTGTTCCTACTGCAATAATTTGTAAATTGTTCATGTTATAATTCCTTTTTGTTCTTTTTTAAATAGCTGTTCTTTGCCAATTCTCGTGATACCATTCAATAACTGCATCACGAGGAAATTTGTCACGCTTCCCTTCAATTCGTGGGAAGTCTTTATGTCGGTAGAAACGTTCATCAAAAGTTCCAGTATCTTTAGTACCTAAGAGCATTTCAGCACATTGAGATTTGTTGAGTTCCATTGGATAGCGCCGTTTTTCGTCTGTCACAACGTGCATGACCTTTAATGCTCTATCCATCAGACCAGCTTCAAACTGATCCAATAGTTGATTCATTAGATCATTCATGATATAATCCTCTTATAAAGTTTATTTGTGAGCCTGATTGCCGTCAGGCTTTTTTTCTTTGCCCCAATATTCTTTTAAATTGACCGACATCACAGCAGCAAGATTCTTTTGTTCTGTCAAAATTTGTCTCTGATAAGGTGCCAATCCTGCTTTGCGCTCTTCCTCGTTTTTAGGAAGATAATAGCCATTTGGTTTAGTTTTCTTGGCAACTATCGGATGGTAAAAATTCACTCGCAAGCTCTCAATCACTTCTTCTAGCTTTCGCTTTGAAAGACCTGTGCTTATTCTCAATTCGCTTGCTTGAATTGGAAGGTCAAAAGTTGCACTGTTTTTAATAGTATTAAGAACAGTGATTTCAACTGGCAACATTTCTCTAGTTACAGTCATTCATCTAAATTCCTTTCTGTGATATAATTAAATTAAATAATTAAGGGGATAATAGTATGATCAAATTGCTAGAAATATTTAACACTTTTACAGCTCCGATTGGATTATTTTTGACTATCTATACTTTCAGAGTAGCTTTTATAACTCGTGGAAAATTAGAAGAGGCGCAAGAAGTTAGCCTGTTTCATCAAGAAAATGACTACTATCTCGGTCAGATGGAAGCTATCAAAGCTCTCATTGATAACATTGACGACAGACAATCAGCTATCCCTGAAAAAATTTTTGTTCAACTGTATAAATTAATATCAAAATTTGAAAGTAACTTTCCATATTTGACAAAACATAACAAGTTGATTGCCGAACCACTTAATAAATATAAAGAGATAAAAAATGAAAGAGAAGTCAAATACGCAGACTTTGTAGATATTTTTAATGATCTAGAAAGCATGTTTTCAAACCGAAAGGACTTAAAGTAATGGAAAATCTAATTGATGAACTTTGCACACTAACTATTAAGCACGATCTTAAATGGGACACTATAGATCACCTAATCATTGACGGACAGCCATACTACCAGAAATTCCAACACATCCTTGCTGATAAATCTTTTTTTACATCCTACAAAAGTCAGACCATCATCGTACTTTATGGTGAAGTACGTGATTTTCTACGCCAACGAACAGTTTCAAATTTTTTCCTTCAAACATATGTAAATGGTCAAATTAAGCGACTAGAGTTCCCAGAAGTTGAAATTGTCAAACTCCACACACTCATCTCACTATCGCTTTAAATCATCCAAATAAAACCTGATTACTCTGTTTAAAAATTTATGTTCACGTAAATTGCGACGGATGATAACCAAATTTGTCACGATTACAGCGATATTGAAAATAAAAATGATAATAGCCATCATTCTTCCTCCAATAAGTCTTCCAATCTAATTGATAGATAGTCTGCAACTTTTTTTAGAGAAGTTACAGATGGCGTACTATTGTCCCATTTTCGTAAACTGCCATTACTAAATCTCAAGTCTCTTTCGATACGATAAATTGAGATGTTTCTGGCTTTAGCAATCTTCTTTATTTTTTCATAAAACATATTTTCCCCTTTCTAATAGAAAATTTTATAAGAAAATAACCTCATTTCCATTGACAAATAATAGAAAATAATCTATTATAAAGGTATAGAAAAGAGCACTGCTAAACTATTTCATCATCTACTGTCTTGGCGGACTTTTTATTAGATAATTAGAAATTGTTTTGTAGCTCGTTATTATCTTACAAAATAAGTATAATAGAAAATTTTCCTCTTGTCAATAGATAAATAGAAAATTTTACATTATTTTGTGAGATTTACTTTTTAAGGAGGAAAATTAGATGAGTTTACTTGATAGAATCAAGTTGTTAGCTTCTACTCATCAATTATCGCTAGCTGAATTGGAACGAAAACTAGATTTCAGTAATGGTAGTTTAAGGAAATGGGATTCTTCGACACCAAGTGGCGATAAAATTGAAAAAGTAGCTGATTACTTTAATGTCAGTACTGACTATCTACTTGGTAGAACAGATAATCCTAAAATTGCTGATGAACAAAATGATCCAAATGTTGATAACTTAACAAAGCAAGCTATTGTTCTGTTTAGAAAAGAAACTGAAGGACTTTCAGAAGCTGAGAAAGTTCGTTTTAATACTGCGCTTGAAAGTCTTATGAAATCGGCAAGACAATTGATTCAAGATGATTCAAGCTGGAAGTAGGTGACTTATTGAAATACAAACCATTAACAAGGGAACAGTATTTTGAATATCACAGCAAGGCTTATCAGATATTAAACCATATTGAAAAGGAAAAAGGTAGTATCAGTTATCAGGATGTTATTAAATATTTTGAGCAGCGTTATCTAATTCTCTTCAATTTTCTTGACTATGATGAGATGAAAGAACGTTATCCAGAATTACCAGACTATCAACCTACTGATAAAGATATTAAGTATCGAGGACTGGTTGCTAATCGAACAGTCACATATACGGACAAAGTGCTCTGTGAAAGCTGTTCTGGAATGACTGTACCTGACCTTGACCTAAAACGGTATATCATCTATATCAACCAACATACCAATACTAAGGGACGTGTCATCTTTACCATTTTACACGAACTTAGCCACATATACTGTCATCTCACTTATACTCAACATCAGCCTATCTACATGTCACTTATGAGCAAAAACGCTAGTGAGAAATATCCAGAAGAGCTGATTCCAATTGAAAAAGAGGCTGACACAGTAGCCTCAATCCTATACTTAACAGATGAACGACTTAGAAAAGCCCTCATTACAAGAGAAAATTTTGAGTCCATCCAACGTGAAACCCACATCAGCAAACCAGCGCTACACAATAGGCTAATGAATTACTTGGTCTATAACTTGCAGTATGCTGAAAGCTATGCTCTCAAATTAGTCATGAATTATAGACAAGGTGGAGATCAAATATTTAATATTCTACGATTACAATATAAATTTTTAGGAGACTTTATACCATGATTTTTTGGATTTTTGTAGCTTCACTATCGGCCTTTTTCCTCTATAAAAATATTAAACAAGGAAAAAAGGCATGGAAAATAATGTCAGAACTATCCCTAGTCATTTCATTATTATTTATTGCGCTTGGGCTATCAGGGAATTCAGCCCAAGAAAAAGAAAACAAAGAAGCACTAAAAACTGCTAAAAAAGTAGTTGCTACTAGAGCTTCATTTTCTGAAAAAACACTACTCTGGTATTTGACAGATAGCACCAGTCATAAATACTCAAAAAAAGCTGCTCAGTATGCAGTTAATCATGTAGGTGATGTTTGGGTGGATGAAGCGTTTGATATTGCTAAGGAAGAAAGAAAAAATGGAAAATCTGATGATGAAATTATGGACAGTCTGACTGATGAAACTGCTCAATTTACAAAAGAACAAGCTGAAAAAGCAATTAAAAAATTAAATAAGTAA